TTGATGTGCCACTGGCAGCGCAGAGTTTGACAGGAGCGACTCCGGAAACAATCCGTGATCGCTTGGCTGACAATTGCGTCCGCTTGAGTGTGCGTGCTCTTGATGTGAGCCGCACTGTTCGCGTTTGTGGAGTCTTTGTGAAGGGACATTGGTTGATGTTTAATCATCATGCCTGTTCCAAGGGAACGAAGTTTGAGATTGAGATCCAGAACATGACAAATTCTCAGGGTTTAACCTCGAACACTCGTGTGCGTGTAGATATTTCCGATCTGCACGTGCTCCCTGGTAGAGATATTGTGCTCGTAAATGTGCGCGATGTCCCACCACGCAAGGACATCACTGGTTTGTGGGCCACTACGGCGATTCCAGTGTCCAAGATTGTATCTGTGCGGCGCGACCGCGATGGTTGCGTCTCCTATAGTTGCGTGCACGCTGTCACGTATGATGATGCTTTCCCAGTGGAAGCGCTCCAGCATGATTTGGCGTTGTATCTTGGCAAGAGCGACACGGAAACGAGTATTGGGGACTGTGGTTCACTTGCAGTTGCAATCACTCCGAAAGGACCAGTGATTGTGGGTGTACACACACTTGGGTATCAACACACAGCAGGCTTCACGTATATCCCGAAGAGCGAAATTGATCGCGTTCTGGAGGAAGAACTCGTGGTGACCTGTGGACATCCACCAAAACTTGATCTTCAGGGTTCGATCCGGTTGACGGAACCGCACCATCGAAGCCTAATGCGATACATCGCAGAAGGCACTTTGAATGTGTACGGGTCTATGCCGGGTTTCAGACCAAAACCGAAGAGTCGAGTGTGTGCAACACCATTGCAGAGTGAAATGTTGGAACACTTGCAAACCACAGTGCAGCACTGTGCTCCCGAGATGAATGGCTTCGCTCCTTGGCGGAACAATGTTGTGGAGATGGTTCGTCCCAACCACGACATTGATCCCAATATTCTCAGATCCTGTGTGGATGCTTTCACAACGAGCATCGTGGCTGAGTTGTCCAATGCCCATGGTGATGAATGGAAGAAAGAGGTTTTGTTCCTTTCCAAACGTGCCGCGGTGAATGGATTGCCAGGTGTGAAATTTATTGATCGGATCAACGTGAACACATCGATGGGTGCCCCCTTCAATACAACGAAGAAGAAGTACCTTGTGGCAGCGGTCTCAGAAGACTATCCCGATGGAGTTGATTTCACTCCGGAAGTGTGGGAAATGTATGATGAGATATGCTCTGCTTATGAGAAAGGGGAGCGTTGCCATCCAGTCTTCATGGGTCATCTGAAAGAT